AATAGAGCAATTTGGTGAAGACTGTAAAGATTCCCTGAGAAAACAACTGTCTAGGAAGGAGGGTTACCGAATACGTATGTCGGGGCTTGGTCGTCCTCTGTGTCAACAGAAGCTAGAACAGCAGGGTAACAAGCAGGAGATGGGGTATAACGACATCATGCGTTTCCTCATGGGTGACCTTATTGAGGCTGTTGCTGTGTTTGTCCTCAAGTCTGCTGATGTCAAAGTTGTGGATACTCAACGAGCGTGTGAGCTAGACATAAATGGTACAATAGTTAAGGGTACTCTAGACCTCATTATGAATGACGGTGAAGACAAGGTTTGGGATATCAAGTCCACAAGCCCTTGGTCGTACGAGAATAAGTTTGCCAATCGTGGGGGCTATGATGTCATAAAAGAAGATGACCCCTTCGGCTACATCATGCAGGGCTTCTTATATGCAGAAGCGCAGGGTATGCCCTTTGGGGGTTGGATAGCCATAAATAAGTCTACTGGAGAGTGGGCTTTTGCTGAAGCTCCAGAAGACCAAGAAGAAGACAGGAAACAGTACATTGATGACGCTAAGGAGCGCGTACGTAGCCTGTTAGAGGATAAAGGTTTCAAGATACCCTTCACCCCCACAGACGAGACTTACACCGTCTCAAAACAGAAAATAGAGACAGGCAACAAGTTGATGCCCAAGACCTGCACCTTCTGTTCCTTTAAGGAAATTTGTTGGAAGAATGCAGAACAACTTCCCAAGATTACATCTAAGGCTAAGTTCCCGCCAATGGCGTGGTACACTACAGTCAAGGCAAGGACGTTGTAATGCCCGTACTCTACACGGAAACATACCCTATAAAGATTATGAAGTTAAACCCTCAGTTGATGTGTGTGTTTGTGGAGAGCCATGAGGGTAGGGGTGGTGACCCTGCAACTGTCGAGGTAAGGGGTTTGCAAACTTCTTTCCCACTTACGGTAAAGAACAACTTCTCTAAGTCTGGATACTTTGTGTCGGACACAGAAGCGCGAGACATAAAAAAGATTGAAGAAGAAGCACAGGTTATAATATATCAACTAAGGAGAGGGGCAACCATATGTCTTCCGACGTTGCGCCTAAGCGACGAGCTAAACAGTTTAGAAAAACACACCCCAAAAGTAGAACAGTATCTATTAAAAAGGCTAGAGATAATAAAGCGGGAGTTTCCACTTCAAGGATTATGAGAAATACAAAGTACCGTTCTATGTTTGAGATAAACATAGCAAAAAATTTATCACAACAGAAGATAGCGTTTGAGTATGAAACTAAGAAGCTAGTTTATATACCCAAGACTAGAACGTATACTCCTGACTTCTATCTGCCCGAACAAGGTATATACGTCGAAACTAAAGGGTACTTTGACAAGGGGGACAGAGTAAAAATGCTCCTAATTAAACAACAGCACCCCGACTTAGATATTCGTATTGTTTTTTTAAATGCACGTAATAAAATATATAAGGGCAGTAAAACAACCTACGGAATGTGGGCAACCAAGCACGATTTTATATGGGCAGAGGGGGGAATCCCTCAGGAGTGGTTAAAGAATGAGCGATGATACAGAAAGACAATTAGAAGTAGCCAGTCTTCTTTCAGAGAGATACTACCTCATACTAAATAATAATGATTCAGACAGCTTTAGCATGACTGCATACGACACAACTACACCTACTGATTCAGAAATTCCTGCAGGTATGGTAGTATTATCAGGCATTATAGAACTTATGGAAAATAACTTCGATGCTATATGGGATGCAGGAGTAGCTAGAACTAATTTTATTTCTATGGTAGAAGGTATGCAGATAGACTTCGACGATGACGAGGTAAGTGAGACAACAGAGAAAGTTCTCTCTAGAACTGACAATATAATAAAGGTAGATTTTGGGAATGAAAAATGAGTATGGATTACAAACAAAAACTAGATAACAATATGATTGCGCCTAGTTTACAAGAAAAACATGAAGATTATATGACACGTAGATTAAAACAGGCAGAACAACAGCCTGATGTTGTTAAGAACCCAAGACACTACGAGCAGTACGAGTTTGAACCCGTATCGTTTATAATGAAGAATGAGCTATCCTTCTGGATGGGCAACGTTATAAAGTATGTTATGCGTGCAGGAATTAAGGATGACACGGATGAAGTACAAGATTTAAAGAAAGCAATAAGATATATAGAGATGCGTATTAATCAATTGGAAGGAAGAGAACCTAATGAATAACATGTTACCAAGCACCTATCAGCAATTTATACACAAGTCCCGATACGCTCGTTGGATAGATGATAGCCAACGTCGAGAAAACTGGAATGAAACAGTGGAGCGATACGTAGATTTTATGTCGAACCATGCGTACACTAAACACGCTATTAAGTTGCCCGAGCAGGACAAGAACGATATAATAGAGAATATAACCAATTTAAATATCATGCCTTCTATGAGGGCAATGATGACAGCAGGAACTGCACTAGCCCGTGATAACATTTGTGGATATAATTGTTCTTATATTCCTGTTGATAGTCCTCGTTCTTTTGATGAGTGTATGTATATACTTATGTGTGGAACAGGAGTAGGCTTCAGCGTAGAACGTGAGAACGTCGATAAGCTACCCATAGTTAGTGATACTTTCAGTAATTCATACACTGTGATACAGGTAGCAGACAGTAAGCCCGGCTGGGCGAAAGCTTTCAAGGAGTTGATTGCACTACTATATGCAGGGGAAGTCCCTGTGTGGGATGTCTCTCAGGTTAGAGAGGCAGGTTCTCGCCTAAAGGTGATGGGAGGTAGAGCATCAGGACCGCAACCATTGGTTGACTTGTTTAGGTTCTGTATAGAAGTGTTTACAAAGGCAAAGGGTAGGAGACTATACCCTATCGAATGTCACGACATCATGTGTAAAATTGGTGAGGTTGTGGTCGTTGGGGGTGTGCGTAGGTCAGCCCTAATCAGCCTGTCAAACTTAAACGATGACCAGATGGCTCACGCTAAAGCAGGACAGTGGTGGGACAACGAGCCACAACGCGCTCTATCTAATAACTCTGTTGCCTACAAGGGTAAGCCAGAGATAGGTACGTTCATGCGTGAGTGGTTAGCCCTGTATGATAGTAAGTCTGGTGAGCGTGGTATCTTCAATCGTGATGCCGCAGACAGGCAAGTTGCGAAGAACGGTAGACGCGAGACAGGACATATGTGGGGAACTAATCCATGTTCGGAGATTATATTACGTCCGTACCAATTTTGTAATCTGTCGGAAGTAGTTGTGCGCGAGAATGATGACCTCGCTAGTCTCAAACGTAAAGTTCGTCTGGCTACTATTCTAGGGACACTCCAATCAACCCTTACAGATTTTAAATACCTGAGGAAAGTATGGAAAGACAACACAGAAGAAGAACGTTTATTGGGCGTATCCTTAACTGGTATTATGGACCACCCTGTTCTATCAAAGAACATAGACAGCGCAAAGTGGTTGCGCGAGATGCGAGACGAGGCGGTGGCGGTCAACAAAGAGTATGCCCAGATGCTTGGAATCCCACAGAGCGTTGCCATTACTTGTGTAAAGCCGTCGGGTACTGTGTCTCAGCTAGTGGACGCGGCTAGTGGTATTCACGCTAGACATAATGACTATTATATACGCACTGTTAGAGGAGATAACAAAGACCCCTTGACACAGTTCTTGGTGAACGAGGGTGTTCCTGCCGAACCCGATGTGATGAAACCAAAATCTGTCACAGTCTTTAGTTTTGCTATGAAGTCGCCTGTCGGGGCAGTCACACGTACTCAACTAACCGCTATAGAACAACTAGAGTTGTGGAAAACATACGCTCTTAACTGGTGTGAGCATAAGCCTAGTGTCACCATAACCGTTAAGGAAGAAGAGTGGATGGAGGTAGGAGCGTGGGTATATGACAACTTTGACGTTGCTTCTGGAGTGTCCTTCCTGCCACACTCTGACCATACTTATCAGCAAGCACCCTATCAGGACATAGACGCGGATACTTATAACGAATGGCAAATTGCCCACAAGCATGTGACTATCGACTGGGATAAGATGGCAAACTTTGAGAAAGAAGACAACACTTCTGGCTCACGGGAGTTAGCTTGTACTGCAGGAGTATGTGAAGTGGTTGACTTAAACGCAGGATGATTATAGAGTATACTCCAAACTGGTGGGAAGTTGGTATGATTACAGCTATCAGCGTTAACACCGTCATTAACTTAATAGTATTTTTTAGACACAGATTTAGAGGTAAAGATGAAAATAAACGGGAAAGAATATGACCCAGACTCCCTAACTAAAGAGCAGAAATACTTTGCTATGCAGATAAAACTTTTGCAGGAAGATGAAAATAACCTAAATTTAAAAATGGCTCAAGTAAGAGTAGCCAAAGAGGTATTTCTTGGTCGTTTAATAAAGTATATGGAGGATGGAGAAATTGAGCTTACAACCGAAAATACAGGATAGAAAGAAGTTTGACCTCGACTTATCCTACGGCAAAGTTCGCGAACAACGGGTTGCCGACATGTTGCAAGATAAGAAGATAGAAGTCAAATCAGAACGGAACATGTGGGCTAGAACAGGTAATATTGCTATAGAGTATGAATGCTATGGCAAACCCTCTGGTATATCAGCCACAGAATCAGACTACTGGTTTCACAACCTGTGCATAGGAGACGATACGTTTGCAACACTCGTCTTTGATGTGCCGTCCCTCAAACGTATCATACACAACCTAGACGAAAAACGCACCGTGTCAGGCGGGGACAACGGTGCGTCTAGAATGTATCTTGTTAATCTGCAGAAGTTGTTTTCTTCAGATGTTATAAAGGCGTACAAGAATGCCAAAGAAACCTAGAGCAGACTTGTTTACTCTCACTTGTAAACTCAATACCGACGGGAACGTGGAGTTAGAGTATAACTCTGTGAACCCCGACGATTTTGCTAGGGAGATGGAGAATAAGTTTCCCCAGTACGAAGGGACATTTAAGGTATCATCGCTTATACGATATCTAAGACAGAATGCAGATGAGGTTATGAATAACTCAGGAAGGTACGTGTGATGTTTACAACCTATGTATTATCTTGTGCCTACATATTAAATCAAGAGCCTATATGCACAGAGTTTGTAGACGACTACGGCCCTTATTATACAGAAGAAGAATGCATCATCCGCGCACAAAAAATGAGGGAGTACCTGATTATCTACCTAGTAGAACCGTCAGGTATTCCCCATTCATTTCAGTATAAGTGTGTTAAGATAGTTAGAAGTACCTAAGACTTCTTCTTCTTCTTCATCATCATACCGCCATACATCATACCAGACATACCGCCTGCCATACCCCTCTGTTCACGAGGAGCCATAGGGTTAGCTGACATTGCCATGCCTCCCATCTGCATAGGTTTGCGAACCATAGAACCGTAAGCGTAGGTTTTCATCATGTTACCGCCCTTGCCCATCTTCTTCATTTCGCCACCGTCACCCATCTTAGTCATGGGTTTCATCATTCCACCGCCTGCCATCTTCTTCTCCTTTTTCATGTTTTTTTCTATGGCAGTCTGCCTAGCGTTCTCATAGCCAGACATCTTGCCGTCCTTATTTAGGTCGCCCTTCATTCTATTCAT